AATATAATGTGCTTCATCAATAATCACCAAATCAAAATTACTTTTTAACACACGAGAATTATCTCTGTCTTTTGGGTCGTGAAAATTTTTAAGAATGTCATAATTTACAATAACAAAATCAGCATCCTCATATCTTTTACTACCACAGATATATGTTGAACGGTCCGTGTAGTTTTCAATTTCTCTTTGCCAGTTAATCTTTAATGATGCCGGACAAATAATTAAAACTCTTTTTGCTTCAGTTTCCAATGCCGCCACAATTGTTGAAGTAGTTTTACCCAAACCCATATCATCCGCCAAAATAAATCTTTTGGTTTTTACAAGTTTTTCTACTGCCTCAATCTGATGTGAGAGTAATGGTCTGTGTGAATATTTTGAATAATCAATTTCTTTGTAATATTGTTCGGGGTTTTTAATTACTGCCGCTTTAGGTAACCAAAAATCTGTCAGTGGTTCACTATCAAAGAAACGACCCCATATGTGGTATGACTTATCTTTTTCAATCAATAACTTTTCAATCCACACTTGTTTTGGTGGAACGGTATAAAGTTTTTCGTTTGAAATCTTTTCAGAAAAATAGTCATCCAATTCAACCCACTTTTTAGCAACTTTTGGAACAGTTTGTGAATAATTCATAATGTATTCACATTGACTTCTTGTGGGAATACCACGTTTGTTTGGATTAAAAAGTCCTTTTAATTTTAGGATATAGTTATTTGCTCCTTGATATTCGTGTAAAATATTAAGGGCTTTTTGTTCTAACAATCCTGAATTTTCATTTATGGAATTTTCCAAGTCAAATAGTTTTAATAAAGAAATATAATCAATTTTCTTGTATTTATCAATAATGGCAAATAAAGTACCAATTACGCGAATATCCAAATTCTTTGGTGAACAGGATTTTAACCTAAATATATCAATGGGTGAAGAATGGTTGTATGGTGATATGAACTTCACATTGGTTTTATATCGTGTTGATAAAAGTAAAACAAATCAAGATGATGTTTATGGTGAGGCGTTAACAGATTCAATATCATATTTGGCACCTGTTGAAATAAAAGCGTTTGTTAAAATTGAAACTCCAAGTCAGGCGACTTTTGGTAATTCAAAATTAAGTCAAACAGAACCTGGTAATTTAATTATGAGTGTTTATCTTCATTATTTGGAAGAAGAAGCTATTACAATTTCATATGGTGATTATATTGGTTATCCTGAAACTGAAAGTAGAATGAGATATTATTCAGTTGCAGATGACGGAAGGATTGTTTCAGACAATAAACACACTTATGGTGGATACAAACCATTTTATAGAACGTTTGTTTGTACACCTGTTAGTGAAGACGAATTTAAAGGAATATAATGGCAACACCAAAAAAACTTCTTAAAACCATTTCTTTAACACCAAAAAAAATTCTTCAACCAAGAAGGGAAGAGTTATTGGAACAAATTCAAAAAGACGGAACTTATCTTCCAAAAGGAATATATCATGCAGATTTGGATAGGGGAATGTTGGATTTTGTTAAAAACGATTTGGGGATTAATGTTAATGGAAAAGTTGTTAATACTGTTGATGTTCTTATAACCACACAAAACTGGGCACAATTCACACAAACTTGGAACTTCCAAGATTTGGATTCAAATATTAAACCACCATTTGTTGCGACAGTTAGAAAGCCTGAAACTCCTTATGGAACAAATCAAGGAGCCACAAATTACAGAATACCAGGTAGACCTTTATTTCAATATGCGTTAGTTCCAAATTTTAACGGTTCAAGAAATGGTATGGATGTTTATAAAATACCACAACCTGTTCCTGTTGATATTACTTATGAAGTAAAAATCTTTACCAATAGAATGAGAGAATTAAATGCGTTTAACCAAAAAGTTCTTGATAAATTTTCATCAAGACAAGCATATGCTTTAATTAAAGGTAGATACATTCCAATTATTATGGAATCTATTTCAGATGAATCAGTTGTTGAATTACAAAAAAGAAGATACTTTATTCAAAACTACACATTTAAAATGTTGGGTGTTCTATTAGATGAAGAACAGTTTGAGGTGGCACCTGCGGTATCAAGAGTTTTAACAATGGTAGATGTTAGTGTTAAAACAAGGGCAAGAAAAGCGGTATCAAAAGAACCCAATCCTGATACAATACCAACCAATTATCAATTTATTGGTTCTAACACAATTTTAAATCAAGATTCGTTACCAACCAATTATGATTTTTATTTTGTAAGTTCAAATAATGTTGAACATTATAGTGCGTTCACTGTAACACAGGGAACTGAATTATATATTGGAAAAGATTTATCTTATTTTCCTATGGGTCCCGGTACGGGATTAAAGGTTGTTATTGAAAAACAAACGGGTAAAACTATTCAAGATTCAAATATTTTATTTGATATCAAATTAGTCTAACGGGTCACCGTAAATGTCAGTTTTTACACGACATTTTTCTTTGATTATATTTTCTAAAAATCCGTAAATCTTAAGTCCATTCTGTTCACAATACTTTTTAAGAATTGCGTGTGACTCTTCAGAAATCTTGATATTCTTTATTTTTTTAGGGGTTTTTTTCATAAGGCAGAAAAAAGGCAGAATTTATTCATACTGATTTATAAATAGTATCCGTATACTAAGTTTTTTACAAAAATCAACAATATTTATGTATTAAATAAAACAACTTATAAAAAAACAAACAAATAATGGCAACATCAAATAAAGTTTTCGTTTCACCTGGAGTATACACTTCAGAGCGTGACTTATCATTTGTAGCACAGAGTGTAGGTGTTACAACATTAGGTATTGTAGGAGAAACTTTGAGGGGTCCGGCTTTTGAGCCAATCTTCGTATCAAGTTTCGATGAATTTTCAGCAATTTTTGGGGGTACTTCACCTGAAAAATTTGTAGATACACAAATACCAAAATACGAAGCAGCGTATATCGCTAAATCATACTTATCACAATCTAACCAACTATTCGTATCAAGAATTCTTGGTTTATCGGGTTATGATGCGGGACCGTCTTGGTCTATTAGTACAATTGCAAACGTGAGTGGTGGTTCAGTTTCACAGAGTACTGTATTGTCATCTGTTTCTGTAACGTTTACGGGAACAACAGGTGGTACATCAACAGTTTCATTTGATTCTTTTTCATCCGCAATTTTTAATAAAGATTTATATAATCAATTTACATTGTCAGATGGTACAACATCAACAATTATTGATACCTTAAAGACATTTGTTAGTGGTGTTATGTCAACTAACTCAACAAGTGCAACAACATCTTATGTGTTTGGTACAATACCTGACGCACACTATAACTTATTAACAGGTGGTGGATATACAGTATTAACAAATGTATATAGTGTACCTAGTTTAAAACATAGTAATACTGATTATTCAAGTAGAGATAATGATGCTTGGTATTACTCACAGTTTGACCCAACATCAGGTAATGGTTATTCAGGTTATTCATTTGAATCAAGAATCAATACTATGACAACAGGTTCAACTGTAGGTTCTTTCTCTGGTTCAGTTCAGTTATCGGCTTTCACACAAATAGGAACCGCGTTTACAAACTATAATGATGTTGTAATTGCTACCCTTCGTTCAAGAGGTGTTTCAAATTACTCAACTTCAACAAACCCAGTATATCAAGTAACAGGAACTACAAATGTTGTTTTAGATTTTAATGGTGTATATAGTGGAGCATCAATGAGTCCATATTCACCATTTGGTGTTTCAGGTGTAACATACGAAGGAGATACATTTGAATTTAAAGTTTCTATGGATTCAACAGATTCTAATTATATTTCAAAAGTATTTGGTCAATCTAATTTTGGAAAACCAAGTAACGAAGTACCATTGTTTGTTGAAGAACAATTTAACAATTTATTAAACTACTCATATAAGAAAGGATACATTAGAGGTATCAGTTCATCTGCAACCGCATTACCATCAGCACAAGATGATAACGGATTAAATCGTTCTATCGGTTGGTATTTAGAACAATATCAAACACCTCAAACACCATATGTGGTTTCAGAATTGAGAGGTAATAAAGTTTATAAATTATTTAAATTTATTTTAATTTCTGATGGTAATGACGCTAACCAAGAAGTTAAAATATCAATATTGAATATTTCATTTAATAACGGAACTTTTGATGTTGGAATTAGAGCATACAACGACACAGATGCAAACCCTGTTTACTTAGAAAAATTCACAAACTGTTCTTTGAATCCAAATTCAAATAGCTATGTTGGTGTTAAAATTGGAACAAGTGATGGTGAATACGCTGTTAGGTCTAAATATGTAATGTTAGAAATGAGTAATGAAGCACCTGAAAACGCATTACCATGTGGTTTTGAAGGTTACTTAATGAGAAATTAT